CATTAGGTGGCAGTGGTTCAGGACATTATGATCCTTGGGCTGCAAACGCTACCATCGACAGAGATAGTGGTACAGCTTTCGATTGTACTGTTGAATCTGCTTCAGGTACTATTGGAACAAACGGTGTCCTTACAGACGATACACTAAGAGCTTTCTTACGAAAGATTCGTATCGCAGCTGGTAAAGACCCAAACGTATTCCTAGGATCTCACGAAGTTTACTCCGAGATACAAGGTCTATACATGCCTTCCGTCAGGATTCCAAATCCATATGGCGAAAGTTTAGTACAGATTGATGTCAACGGTATCCAGTCATTTAAGGGTACTGGAGTAGGTATTCACGTAGATTCAATCTATGGAATTCCATTCATTCCAAGCAAGGATGCACCAAGCTCATCTAGCGACTCAAGTGAAGTTGGTAGATTATTTGCTTTCGATACATCCGATGCAGAGGGATATGGTTATCCAAGAATCGGAATACAAATCGCAATTCCAACAGAGTATTATGAAGCAACCAGACGTTCACCAGGATATCCATTCGTCAACAATGCATTTGTTGAGAAAGGAGTATTCAGAACAATGGGCGAAACAGTATGTCGTCACTTCAAATCACAAGGAAAAATCAGAGATATTAAACTCTAAACAATCACAAACCCATTTTTTTGGGACTTTTTTTTATTTTGGAAAAATCAAGATGTTAGCTGACGAGAGTATATAAACCAGATGTTTAATTAAATAGTATGACAACAATAACAACCAATCGTGGAACATCAACCATAAATGCACAAGGTTTGATTTTTAAGAAAGTTAGTTCAAAACTACCTAAAAATGAAACAATCACCACTAATCGTGGAACAAGTGTAATCAAGGCTAAAGATATTCCTACCATTGCAAAGCCTTCTTTGAAAGGTCAAACAATAACCGTTAAGAGAGGAACGGAAGTAATAACCCTCTAATCTTTTTTTTAAACTTTATTAAATAGTGTTATATAAGTTATGTATGTTATATTACATAATAGCAGGAATTGTCGGGGGATTAATACTTACATTATTGTTAAGAAGAACAGATAAGAATGATCATTTTAAATTTAATCTAAAGTGTCCTAATTGTGGTTATCATAAAGGCATACTAAAATGTGTGAATTGTGAAGAAAGAAAGAGAGATAGCTGGCGATAATCTTTATAAGCATATAGAATATCTCGGATCATGGTACAACTATATCATAACGAGAAATTGGCAAAAGCGAGGGATTTAGTAATTATATTCCTATTTGGTTCTATAGTAATAGAAACCATTACTGGAATTGAATTATTAGGTGCTTGGTGGAAGTAATCTTTATAAATCTTGACATATCTGTAGATATATGGCTTTAACAATCAGCACATCAGATTGGACAAGTGCTAATGTTAGGAAGACTTTATCAGTCCAAGCAGCATTGGTATCTAAGCTACGAATATATAGTATCAAAGTCACTTTCGGTGCCTCTGATGCATACGCAACCAACGGAGTGTCGGCTGACCTAAAAGAAGGCAGAATATCCACACTAGTTGCAGTGAGTCCTACATACACGGATTCGAAACTAGTAGTGCAATACGACAAAACCAATGAAAAGATTAAATGTTTCACTGGTTCAGGTAATGGTAATATCTTAGCAGAAGTACCAAATGCCTCAGCGTTAGTAAACTCAAAAATATTCGAGTTTCTAGTTATAGGCTACTAGAGTCCAAAACAGCCACTTTTTTTTTCTTAAAGTTTATATAAGGGAATATATATTATAAAACATGGTAGAACTCAATCATAATGTTATATCGTTTAACTCAGATACTCTGATAAAAGGAGGTCATGGTGTTTTAGTGTCAGTTTTTGTCACAAAGGTAGGAACAGGTAGTAATAAAGTTGAGTTCAGGAATGGAACAACTGCAAGTGCAACACCTGTAGAATGTACCATATTCACAGCAGCACAGGGGTCTTACTCAAACATCAATAGACGATTTGAGGATGGAATATTCGCAGATTGTGACGGAAGTGCTGAAGTAACAGTAGTATTCAAGTAAATTTAAATACATTAAGACTTTATATATTATATGGCAACGACATACTGTTCGGTGGAAGACGTAGCAGATTATCTAAGAATACCAATAACAGCCACAACAGTTCCTAATACAGCACAGATAGAGAAAATCATTAGAAGGAAAGAAGATGAATTAGACAGACGTATAGGTCATGCTTGGAGATCAAAAAAGATAACAGGCGAAAGACATAGTTTACCACTACTATACATATTTGGTTGGGGTACTCCACTTTACTTACAGCATAGACACATCTATGATTTTGATGCAGCGTTAGGAGATAAAATAGAGATATGGGAGGGTGCTGATTCAACATATGAGAATATTTTAGGTAATGACCAGTGGTATGATATGGATTATGAATATGGTAGATTATATCTTAGAGGATTTATATTTTCAATTTTAAGACAGAATAGGGTCAGAGTTACTTATAGATATGGTGGAGAAAGCTTTGCAGGAGATACTGTAATTCCAGGAGATATTGAAGATTGTGTAATCAAGATGGTTGCTTTAGAGTTCGTAAACACTAGTTTCAGAATGGACAAGTTACCAATGGGTTCAGCAGGTGTTGACTATGCTTCATCAAAAAGACAATGGCAAGAAGACATTGAGAAGTGTATTGAAAATCGTAGAGAAGTATTCCCGATACCATAATGAGCCACATAATAAGAAATGCTTATAAAAAAATAACAGATCATAATCTACAAAAGGCATATGAGCATGCAGTCGATGAAATGGTAAAAAGAGGTCATCTTCAAAATAGTGTTAAAAAAATTGGTGGAAAGATAATATTTGAGGTGGATGAAAACGAAAAAACTGGGTGGGTTGTTGATAAAATCGAGGCAGGTACCAGGGACGAACTTGTTGATAAATACATTGATGCAGAGATAGACCAACCAAGATACAAATATGATGAAGATTTTGATGAGGGGCTTAATCAGGAACTTATAGCAGATGGTTATCAAAAGATAGACCCAGGCAAACACGTTGATATTCCTGCAATAAGAGAATGGGTTATGACTACAAAAATTCACAGAGACCCAGAATTACAAGAAGCATTAAAATACGATCATTTAAAGATTTCAGATAATCTAAATCCTTATTGGGAAAGTTCGTTAGATAGGGCTGTTGACTCAATAGCTTTCAAAGTTGCAAGAAAAATATACTATGTTGGAAAAAAACCACCAACCATGACACCAGAGGAGTGGGATGATTACATAAAAGATAAAAGACCAGAACCAGGAACCTATTCAAAAAACGAGGATTGGGGACCCAGAGGATTTCCATATGGACCAGATTATAAATACAGGGAAGGAAGGAAAGATATGCCAAACGAAGAATTAATCAAAAGTGCTGCCTTTAAAGGATGGAAAGAGGGTGGTTGGGATAGTAAATTAGGTATAGGTGGGCTGAGGTGAAACTATAATGGGAACAGCAATGTATGATGCATTGGATGACATGTTATCTCTATTAAAGACAAAGTGGGGAACTACTGCCAAGGCTGGCACATTCCCTGAGATTAAAATCATATGGGATAGAAAAGTTGTTGGTCTGGCAAATTATACACAGGACACCATACTATTAACACCAAAGAGAGAAAATGTAGAATATTTTGGTCTATACGGGTCTGACTTTCTACACCATGTTGACATTCAAATAGAATGTTGGACATATATGAGTCAAGATAGGCTGAATAACTTAGTAAAGGAAGTTACAAAGATAGTAAAAGATAATATAAGACGGACAAATTTCGTAGATTTAATGATAACAGGTTCCCTCTCTCAGAGTGATGCATATAGAAATATCTGGAAGCATGCTATACAGGTAAAATATAGGAAAGTGAACCCAGAATAATGAATACTTAAATAGTTAAATGGGTAGAGATTATATATGGCGACTATCCGAACTGGTGCATCTGCATATCTTAAGTATGAGTATGAAACCTCTTTTGGCACGGGTGGAACGCCAAATAAAAAATTCGGATTACAAGATAAATTAACAAATTGGACGTTAACTCATAATAGAATAGACATGCCACAGTTAAACCAGACGACTATTGCCAATTATGCTTATGGACAACAGACTGGTAGTTTATCGGTGGGATGTGTATTAAGCAACCCTTGGATTTTTGAGTCAGTATTTGGACCATCTACACCAGGCACAGCAGTAGATACAGTATATCCACACACATTTGGTACAACAGCAGGAAATAAGACTATGAACACCCTAGTTGTTGAGGTTGGATATGATTCAGATGATGCTGGATCAAACACAGATATTGTAAGAACTATGAGAGGTTGTCTTGTTAACACATTGGGTATTTCAACCTCAATAGGAGCAACAGTTGACTTGAGTGTTGATATGACTTATGGTAAGGAATCAGCACCAGGATTGACTATTGGAACAGCACCAACTGAACCAACAGAGGCATTTCCATATACATTCGCTCATGGAGTGATAAAGGTAGGTGGAACTACACTAGCACAGGTTCAAGATGTAGATATAACATTTGCACAAAACCCAACATTGCTTTATGGAATAGGAAACAACCAAGCAGTAAGTTCATACAGACAGATATTTGACATGACAGGAAGATTTAGAGCATCATTATTAAACAAGAATCTATTAGATAATGTATTAAACCAGATTAGTAAAGGTAGTTCTGGAAACTTTGCTGAAACAGTTGGAGGTAGCCCAGAATTAGAATTAACATTCCGAAACACTTCAACAAGCCCTACAAGTGAGATAAAGATAACAGGAACCGGTCTAGCACCAACAGATATTGCTATTTCAGGAATAGCACCAGTTGAGCCTATATTTGAAGAGATTAACTGGAGAATAAAATCAGCTACCGTAGTAGCAAAGAACACACAAGCAGTAGCAGAGTAAACATATATATAATAGTACTACAAACAGTTTGTAATGGCTTTAAAAACATTTAAAATTGATTACGAGGGCAAGAAAGAAATTATAGAATATGAAGATGACTTGCTTTTTGGCGAGTTGGAGACAATAATAAACGTAAGTGTGGATCTATCAGATGTAGCAAAACCTAAAGTAGATCTGCCAAAATATAGAATGAATATTCTGTGCAAAGTTTTAAGAAAAGCACCATTTCCAATTAATGATGTAGGTGCTATCAGAAATCTAAAGGCTGGAGTAGCAAAACAAATCATCTCGGAGGTGATGAAAGACTACCCTTTAATGCGATTTTTGGAGGACTGGATGGTAACATTCGTAGGCACACAAGAAGCAACGAATTCACCTACGGAGTCTACTACTTCCTTGCCGAAAACTTCGGCTGGGACAAAAGACAAGTAGATAGATTACCCTCAAGATATATCAAGGGTCTTTTATGGATGAATAAGAAACATGCTGATGATTTAAAGAAAGAGGAGTTTAAAGGCTCTTCAAGGATAGGAAATAAGGGAATTTCTAATCAAATACCTCGTAACCTAAGGCAATTCAAGAAAACTTTTAAGTAAATAGCCTCATATAAATCATATGGGTGATATTAACAAAGACATCACTGATATGATGGACAAAATGGTCCTGAAATATCTAAAAGATGTCCAGAACGGTTTAGAAAAATTTGATCTGAGTAAATATCAAAGTATGAACGCCTCATGGAAAGCACGCTCTAGACAGGGTGATTATAAAAACCTAAATGAAATGTATGAGGGTGAAGATGAAAATAGAGGAGCAATGGTAAAAGAAAATATACGAGAAAGAGCACGCCTCCGTGATAGACCAAAGAAACAGTTCCCAAATATTGCTAATATAATGTCAGGTGGAGCACCTGGTGTTATCGGTCAACTGGGAGGTTTGCAAAGTGCAGCAGCAAAACCATTTCAGAGTGTTTATGATTATAAGAAAGCCCAAGCATCATCAGCAGAATTTAAAGCAGAAATAGACGAAAAAAGGGCAGCAGATCCAAGTTATAAAATGTCTAAAGATGAAAAAAGGAGATCGAAAACTTTATCTGGTGAAGAAGAAGAAGCCAAGAAAAAGGCAGGTGGAGGACTTGGCAAGAACCTAATGGGAAAACGCATGCAGGGCATGATAGGCAAGGTTGGAAAGTTTATGGATTCAAGCAAGGGACAGGGAATGATGGCTGGTGGAATGATGGGAGCATCAATACTTACAATG